AAAGTTAGTTTGTGGGATACCTTTACCAACCCCAAGCAACATTTGTTGTATTGGCATTAGCTTAACCCTGCACCTGAGATGTAGGAACTTGAAGCACCTGTAAAATAGATAGTACACATTCCTCTTGCCGCAAGTGTGCGATTTCCTGTAGTTGCATCTGCTGTGTTATACATAGTCGCTCCTGAACCTTGTGTAAGTGTTATATCAGCAGCACTATTATTTATGATAGTTACCATGTCTCCAGTAGTGAACACGCTATTTGGAATAGTTACACCTCCACCACTTCTTGCTATTGCTTTACCTGAATCACCAGCAACTAAGCTATAGGAACTACCACCAGTTTGTGTATTAGCAGGTACTCTTCTTAAATTGCCTTTAAGATCTTCTATACCTCCAGCGGCTGCAGATTTAAGACTCCCATTGCCGTCACCTGAACCAATCTCAAAATTTCCTCCTGTAGCTTTTATTGTCCAAGAACGTGTACCAGATTGATCAAAACCAATACGTTCGCCATCACCCATCTGTATCCCTTGATCACCACTATTATTTACACTTGATGAGTTGTTGATATTTCCAGCTACTGATATTCCATATGCTGTTGTAGTGAATTTTTGAGCATTATCGTAATATAACTCTACGGCTCCGTTAGCGTACATTCTTGCTAATTGTTCGGTAGCAGCATTATTTCCGAAATAGTAACTATCTGATTGTAAATGTAATAATCCAGTGTCGTTTTTTATGACACTGTTCGTTCCATCATGGTAGATCTGGAGATCTGTCCCTGTTCCAATTTTTAGATAAGCATTATCTTGGAAATGTAAACAGTTATCTGATCTATCCCATAAAGCATCTCTACCTGCTGTATTACCATCAAAGTGTACGTCTCCATTACAAAAAGTTTGACCTGTAATTTCAACCCCTGAACTTGTTGTCTCNAACTTCTTACTGTCGTCGTAATAGAGTTCACTTGCACCATCTTCCATGAATCTGGCATAAGTTTGTCCATCCCAATTCTTTAAGAAAATATGATCTTCGGCTTCAAATATTATGTCATCAGCTTGGTTTTGAATATGTAAGTTACCAGTAGCTGTATTTCGGATAATACTATTCGTTCCATTATGGTAGATCTCTAAATCATTCCCCGTCCCGAACCTAATCTTTTTATTATCTGCTAGATCTAAGTTAGTAGCTATCTTATCTCCAGTAACAGCTAGGTTTTGTAGTTTAGCTGTGCTTACTGTGTTATCACTTGGNGTACCAATACTTACTGATGATCCTTGCGTGGTNATAAAGTAATCAGCACCACTAGGAGGGGCGGCAGAGAAAATGATATCGTTGCCAGAAATTGCAAATCCCTCAGAGGGTTGTGATGATCCAGCATTAGGCTTTTGAATGACTCCATTAACGCTAACCATTAATTGTTGAGCAGATGTAGGAGGACTACTTAAGACAAATCTGTATGCAGTACCGTTAAAAGTTGCACTACCACCACCTGTATTACTTGAACTAGATATAGTATTAATCGTAAAATCACCGACTGTTGCTACATCATCCCAAGATGAACCAGTGGCGTTATACACCTTCATCTTATCATTAGCAGTATCAAACCAAAGATCTCCATCATCTAACGATGAAGAAGGTGCAGAGGCAGCTATTCTATATCTATTATTAAAGTCATTAATGTCATCACTAAGACTCTTAATATCTGATTCTTTACCTAGTAGTTTGTGATAGGTATAAGTATTACTTGATCCAGTAGAACTGACAAGTAGACCCATATTATCTGTCAACGTAGTGCTGTATAACGTTGACGGGAATCCATTAATCGTTACGTTGTCACTACCATTACCAGAGGTTCTAGCAGTTGTACAAACACCACTACCATTAACCACAATCCCACCAGCATCAGCGATACTTATTACTACACCAGAGGCAGGTTGTGTTGGGAAACTATCTTCATTAGCTATTACTTCTAGACCACCTAAAGGTGCAATCTGAGCAGCAACATAATCAACAACAGCTCCACTTGTAGGATAGGAATTATCAGTATCAGATATAGTTGTTTGTACAGACTTACCATCACATATTGTATTAATTTCAGCGTTTGTAGCAGCAAGAGCTGTACTACCTGCAAGAATAGAAGCAGTACCTGACTGCATACCAGCAAGCGTTGTAAGTTCAGCATCAGCTATTTCTGAAGTTGTAACTGAGTTAGCTGCTAGGTGTGAAGCATCTAACGGTGAACCAGCAATAAGAGATTTAATTTCAGATACTGTTTGATCAGCCGTTGCACTAGCTTCTATAGCGTTTAATTTACTATGATCAGCGTCAGTGAATACATTTGAATCACTAGCTGCTTCTACTGCTGCTCTGATTTCTGCATCAGTTTGATCAGCTGTTGCACTAGCTTCTATAGCATTCAGCTTTGTATGATCTGCATCTGTAAAAACGTTGCTATCAGTTGCAGCTTCTACCGCTGCTCTAATTTCAGCATCTGTTTGATCAGCAGTAGCTGAAGCTTCTATAGCGTTTAACTTTGTGTGATCAGCATCTGTAAAGACATTACTATCAGTTGCAGCTTCTACAGCAGTTCTAATCTCTGCATTTGTTTGATCAGCTGTTGCTGCTGATTCAATACCATCAAGTTTTGTACCATCTGCAGCTACGTCTCTACCATCAACAGTACCTGAAACAGCTATGTTTCCTGTTACTGTGGCAGCTCCTGTAGCAGCTGTACCGCTTGTTACTATATTTTGTGAGCCAAAGTTAGGAGCAATCTTTGTACCAGCTATAGCAGCTGATGCATTAACATCACTGTTAACTAATGAACCACTGGTTACACCAACAGTTATTTGACCACTTCCGGGGCTGTTGTCTGTGACAGTAATTTTATTACCACCTGCAACATCAGTTGTTAAAGCTGTATCAATCTTTGCATCTATACGACCTTCAATAGCTTTAGTAGTAGCTACCTTTGTATCGTCAGTTGTATACCAAGTCTCTGAACTAATAACAGTTGGGTCACCTGAAAGCCAAGCGTCAGCAACTTTATCATTAGATTCTTGGTTTACATATAAGTTTTGTAGTGTATTATCATTCAGATCGTTAGCTCGTATAGCCGATCCGGGGTAGAATGTAGCTTTAGGGGTGTCAAAAGCTGTCTCTCGATAGATTCTAATAGCTACACCATTTCCGGGAGCACTGTTAAATCTAACCGTTGTTGCATTAAGCAACGTATATGCAGTTGTATTGACTGTAGCAAGACTTGCCTTGATATCAGTCGTGTCTAAATATGGGAATGTGAACGAGTAATCGGTGGTGGAACCGTTACCCGTATATAAATTTTCAATTGTTACGGTCATTTTAGAAGTCTAATAAACGTCTTAAGTCCTCTTTTGTTTCGTTTGCTTTAAGAGCTGCTGGCATATTACCTTGTCTTAAAGCGTTTTTAATTCTATCGTTTTGTAAGCCCACCTGTGAATACTGCGAATGGTATCTCTCCAATGCAGAGCACGCATACTTCATAGCATTTCTATGAATTCTTGATAGTTCTTGGTGAACAACTAACTCTTTAATTGGATAGTCTTTTTGTTTTTTCCACCCTCTATCTCGTTTATATTCTTTCATTTTTCTAGTCCAGAATCCATCTTCTGAATTCATCATACCTTCTATTTGTCCAGCTAAATTCATATTTTTAGCTATCCAATTGTTAATCCAGTTACGATCTTCAGGACTTAATAACTCTTTAGTAACAGGATTGACCCTCATACTTTGTACGTTATCCCATCCTGTACTAATCAACCACTGTCTCCAAGGCTCCATATCACCATTAGATTTACCAAATGGCATAAAAGCATTAGCAGCAGCATTAAGAGGTTCGTGGAATCTAATTGGTTTACCTGTGTATATATCTAATTGATCTACCAAACCCGGAGGACTCATAAATTTCCATTTGTTAGCCATCAATGAACCCCAGTCGTTTTCTACATCTTTTAATTGTGGAGCTATAGCTTGATTCAATACACTTCTTATACCAGATGGTGCGAAAGGTATTAAAGAATCTGCTTGAGATACAAGGAATCTATTGAATGCACCTTCATCACCAGAGAACATAGATACTAATGGTTCCATCCCACTAAGGAATGTTTTATTAGCAACGTTCATACTGATAGAAAATGCTATCTTTTGATATAATTGTTCAGTTAATGATTGATCTACACGGTTAGAGAAGTATACTGCATCTCCAACAAGACCAAGTAATGAATCAAATGGTTCAAATCCTTTGTAACTATGCCATTCACCAGTAATAGGATGTTTAATAGAATTAGGTTCCCAACCCATACTGATCATACGCTTACGTTCACCAGCACTTTGAGGACCATTACCAGTTAAATTACCTTGCAATGCCCACATACCAGCACCTGTAACTACAGTAGCNCCCATNAATTGNCGNCCAATGTATTCAGATTTAAGTGTACGNAATGCTTCATCACTATTATCTAAGCCATGCTCCATCAATACTTCAGCTATTTCCTGTTTAGTAGAAGCTGTAAATACCTTACGAACCTTAGTTTGAAGAGGTATTAATCCACTTCCGGGAGTAAATGTCCAAGATAAATTCAAGGCATTTAAACCAGTCCTTGGAAATAAGAATAATGATTTTGCAGCTGGAACCTTTTCCAACATTGTATTTAAGTCATTTGCTAACTGACTATCTAAGTTAAGTGCTATNTCTTGCGAAGCATGTTTAGCTGCCTTATCTGTTAATAATCCAGTGTGATCAAACGCTTGACT